CCTTCCTAAAAGAGAAATCAAAAAATTTTTTCGTTCCGTTGCAGTAAGAATTCCATCATGGCGTTTTTTTATCTCTGCGGGAGAAATGACGTTGAAAATCAAATGACTTAAATGATAACCTAATTGATCTTTTGTTTTACTCGGAACTTTAGGAACCCATTCCCCATTTGGAATATTCAATTTTTTAGTACATTTGATACATCCGATATAAACCGTTTCGCCTCTTGTCATCAAACAATCCGGCCAAGTTTCATCCGGAAAATTCCAATGTCCGCAACCACATTTGATTCCGAAAAACCGCATATCGGAGCGTTTAAAGCTCGCATCGATTCCATAATCATCTATAGAAGGTTGTGAAAGTTCGGTAATCCACTTGTACTTCGAATGTAACATTCGATCATCAGCGAACTTTAAATTTTCTTGATTTGCTTCGTCTACTTCGTCTTTTACTACATGGTCAACCGTAATTGATTTTACCTTTCTTTTAGTATGAACCCCTCTAAAATAAATTACAAATCCACGGAAGACCTTGAGACCTTTGTTATCCGTTGATGTATTCTTTGAAAGGTCGGATAGATATTCCGACTGTCCTATAATATGTGCAAACTTATCGTCAACAAAATCGTCAACATCGGTATCCGTTGGGAAATAGTAAGCGGTAGAAAGTCCGAACTTATCTCCAGAATAAAGGGAGCGAGCTATGGAAAATGTAGAAGCGCCTAATTGAGCCGCTTTTCTAAGAGTTATGTGAGGATGTTTATAATTGGAATAAATTTCTTTCATAGGCTCATGACCCTCAAAAGAAAATTCCCTCCAGCCTAATTCTCTAATCTTGAAATATCTGCGAAGCCATTCCTCATAGGAAATGTCTTGCATCGAGCGACCCAACTCGATGAACTCGCTGATGTCTTTTTCAGTGAGACGATTAGATCCCATTATAATTTTTGGTTTACCTCAACGATTTGGCCCTGGTTCCTTCTTAGGGCTTGTTCAAATTTATACCAAACTCTTTCAGTTAGAACCGCCTGGATTTCCTCCACGTCATTCATCGCTTGGATAATCGCTCGTTTAAATTCTGTCGGAGAAAAGCGAGATTTTTCGTCATCTCGTATCTTTTTATACAACTCCATTAGTTTTCCTAACGCGTTGAGCATACCTTCCGCAGATTTCGCTTCTACAATCAAAGCTCCTTCTTTATTTAAAATTTTTTGTTCTGCCGCTTTTAAGTAGAGTTCAATCTTATCCAAAATCTGACCGTCTAAATCTCGTTCTTGACGAACTCGATTGACGAGTTCCGTTTGTCGTTTATTTCTACGCTCCTCTAAGCCATGTTTTTTAATCAGACGTCGGATTGTATTCGCTGAAATTTTTGGATGCGTTTCCTTTAAAATAGAAGAGATCTCTTCCGCATTCTTTGGAGGAACCGTCTCAACGTAGAGTTCATAGACTGTCATGAAAATATCCGCGTAAGCCATGTTAGTCCTCGTATGTCAGAGCCTTTGCGTGACCATTTTGAAGAAATTCCTGGATGTCTAATTCCGGATAACGAATGGTTCTATCGGTAAGAGCCGGTCTCAAAACTATCTATTAAAGAAATTGAAAACAATAATAGTGCTTGCGAGATAAAGAGATGCAAGATAATTTTCAGATTTTCTTTCCCACCGGATAAGGATAGCCCTGAATCGATTGTGCCAACTGTTCGTTCTTTCAACGACCCATCGTCGAGGCTTTCCTTTATATTTACCGATCAATGGTTTCTCGCCTCTTCTTCGAATGTGAGGCCGGATATTTCTTCTTCTAATTAATTTTTCCGTATCTTTAAAGTCATATCCTTTATCAAGACAGAGATGTTTTGGTTTCTTTTTTCTTCTACCGGAAAAAATCAGGATTGAATTTAAAGTCTCTTTTACGTTATGCTTGTCATGAACATTGGCTCCACTCAATGTTATGGCCAATGGAATTCCATTTCCATCTGTAAGAATATGCCGTTTAACCCCCAATTTGGCGCGGTCCGTAGGGTTTTTCCCAGTTAAGCTCCCCCTTTTGGAGCCTTAACCATTGCGCTATCCATAGAAGCCCAAGTCCAAGCTATCTTATTCTTTACATCATAATATTTTAAAATGCGTTTATATATCTTTTTGAATACTCCTGCACGCTCCCATTCTTGAAATCTTCTATGACAAGTTTGGCCAGATCCAAACTCATTCGGAATGGCACGCCACTGACAGCCTGTTTTCATTCGATAGATTATACCGGTCATTACTACTCTTGCAGGAACCCGATTGCGACCTCATTTTGGATTTACCTTCTTTTTCGGGATTAATGGGGCTATTTGTTTCCAAAGCCCATCCGGTATCTCTGAATAATATTTGTCCATTTCACAAATAAATAATTACGAGTCAAAAGTACAACCAGTTTTGAGACCGGCTCTTAGCTCAATGTTCCAGATAGTGGCCTTCCTGCAAACTCGCTCCATTTTATTATAGACGGGGCATCGGATGATTTGGTCGCAAGCTTGATCTATAAATACAAACCGGCTGGAGTTTGCCTAACAGGTTCTATACAAAAAACAGTTGACGAAAATTTAATATATTTTGACCGCCCAAGCGATCTTCCTATTTTCGCAAAAGTTGAAATCTGGAAAAACTCTTCATTTGACAATAACAGCATTTCGTTTATTAAAACTTCGATCATACGGACAATCGGAGGAATCGACACGATTAACGGTGTGAATTATGCTTATAGAGGACTTGGAACCGGAAAGAACGTAGTCGCTTGGCCGATTTATAGCGCGATCGGAAATGTCGCAGGGGTTGAAAATCTTTTGATCCAGCTAGGAACCAATGCTAACTCTACTAATAGCAACTTGGTTTCAGTGCAGCCGGCGCAAGTCGCAAAGATTTTTACGGCAAATATTCAGGTGGTTGTCCATTGAATCATTCTGATTTAGTTGAAAAGCTTCCCGGTAGTATTTATAAAAAAGACGTTGGTTCGGGAGCCGCGAAGCTTTGGAGTTTGACTGCCACTCCAGCTAACGAACTTGAGGCTACGATTATTCCCGCTTATGACATTGATAATCAAAGTGGCGTTCAACTTGATAAAATCGGGAAGGCTTTTGGAATTGAGCGCCTTGGTGTTTCGGATAATTCGTATCGAGATAAAATTTTAAACTCGTCAATTAACCAGTTTATTACAATTCCTGCATTGAAAGAAATCTTAGAGAGATATTCAGATAATCCAATTGTGCGCGAAATGTGTTATCCTATTGAATTCGAATGGGAGAAGTTCGATGGCTCTGATTTTTTTGATGGTTCCGGAGTTTTTGAGCCAGCGATACGAGTATCTAATGAGTTGTTTTTAGATGGGAACGGAACTTTTGACGGACTTGATATATTAGATCCTACTAAAGTTCGTCCCGCTGCAATTGAAATAGATATAGGAAATTTAGGTCAGGATATTTTATCAGAGGCATTTAATAAAATTTCAAACGCTTCAATAGGAATTACTATTTATATGATACATTTTAAGGAGCTAGAATAATGGCATTTAATAATATACTTACGAGAATTTGGGATCGAACAACACCGAGAGACGGATTGTTGCTTCAGGCAGAGTTTCAGAGGCTATTGGATAATGACATATTTTTGAAATCGGGAGTCGATTCCAATTCGAACAACATTACGAATTTGACGAATCTTATAAACTCCTTATTGATTCCGCTTGGAGGGGTTGTAGAGGATAATTTTGATCAATTGTCAAATTCTAATTTCCTGCATGTTAATGGGCAGTCTATTTCCAGAGTCACGTTTTCCGCTCTTTGGAATTTAGTTCGTCGTAATGTTACAGGAATTGTTGCTGCAACGGATCGAATCAATTGTACGAATCACGGTTGTGTAGAGGGACAACTTGTAAAGTTTTCTTTTTCAGGGGGTGGAATCACTGCATTAACAAATTATTATGTTCGTAACCCGACAACAAATGATTTCCAAATATCTACAACTCTTGCCGGTTCCATTCTCGACCTAACTTCTTCTCAAACGGGAGATATGATTATAAATGTAGAATATGGTTTTGGAGACGGTTCGACGACATATAACGTTCCGGATCGGCGCGGTATTTTTGGGAGAGGTGCAGGAGTTCACGGAACGAGAGCAAAAGCTGCTGGCGGAAATTACGACGGTGGGTCCGTCGGATTTGCAGGACAGGATCAGTTTCAGGAGCATGCGCATTTCGTGCAAAATGGGTTTCCGAACAATTATACCCCCGGACCGACGGGAGGATCGGGAGTTGTTGGAACAATCAATAAATCGATAACAGATTATGCAATGTCCTATGGTTCCAACGGAACGCCCAGAACCGCGACAGAAACGACTCCCGCATTCGTCGCAGTGAAATACAAAGTGAGGGTAGCTTAATGAATTATATATTAGAAAAATCAAATAGACAAGTAGTTTGGATAAACCCGGATTCAAACCGACTAACCGGTCCTGAAGCGTGGGGAAACTTTGATCTAACGCAACACGAAATCGTTTATGCGCTTCACTATAACCCGCAAGTCGGTGAAATATTTCGTGCAGAGGTTAAAGACGGAATTGCGCAAGATTTCAAACCATGTAAGGTTTATAACAAAATCTCAAAAGAAGAAAGAATTTTACAAAGCTGGGAAGAGCAAATTAATCCGGAAACGGAAACAGATATAGAACCTCTAAGAAATGAAGATGATTCTTTGTTGCCATTCCAAATTTATACAGAAACGGATGGTTGGATTGTTGATCTCATTCAAAAGAAAGATTCTTTGATTAAACTTGTAAATTCTATATGTGAATCTAAAATTATTGCTGGTTTTACTTCCTCTGCGTTAGGTAGACCATATTTTTACAGCAGTGATCGAGACGATCAGTTAAACTTAGTCGGTTTGGTTTCCTTGAACTCATCCGTTAGTTATAAATGCACGGATCAAAATGCGGTTAAGGAATATCGTAATCATACGGCGAACCAAATTAAACAAGTCTTAAATGACGGAGCAATTCGCAAGACATTACTTTTGCAAAAAGCTGCAAGTTTAAAAGTTTCACTTCAATCTATAGAGACTGTTGATGAATTAGATAAAGTTAATATAACTTCGGGTTGGGATTAATCGTGATTACAGAAAAGGATCTTACGGACGAAGTAATTGCAAAAGATGTTTTGAAATGGGAACATGACCCAGAAGTTGGTTGGCTCACAAGAGAAAACACTGTCGAAAGGCATCTGCCCACTTTCAAAACCAATGGTCGATGGACCGGCTCGCTTTGGGGTAGAGCACTTCCCATAATGCAGAAAAATTATATCGGGCTCGAAATCGGCTTCGAAAGTATTGAGGTTACTGATCAGAATTACAATAACATTTTCTTTTCATCTTCTATCAATTCAGCTCTGGCTCTGATTGTTTTGAATAAGGATGAGTTGTGA